ATGACCACTAGCAACGATATCGAATCGAGAAAATAACTTCGGATCTTCGCCATGGCTGACGATAGAACCTTTGAACATTTCGAATCCCTGTAGTTCCAAATGTCCGAAACATATTTGCGCATCGGTTTCCTTTATTGATTTTAGAGCATGTTCACGATTCTCATCATTTATCCAAGGCATCAATAGAATCTTCACTCCATCGAATGAAATTTCTGTTGCTTGTTCATAGATATTTATTGGGAAACGATTAAACAACTCGGTGAAGGACGAAATTTTGTTTGTGTTCTTATGCATCACATCATGGTTACCCAGGATTTGGTGCCACTCAATGTTACGCTCTAATGCTGGCTCAATAAAGTCCTTACGGAGCCGATACGCTGTATTAATGTTGATATACTTACGTCGATCCACAATATCGCCAAGATGAACGATAGTTTTGATATTATGTTCGTCGAGATAAGGAAAGAAGACTTCTGAATATACTCTTTTCACATAATCATGGAATGCAACAGAGTCATTACGGACTCCTGCATGTGTATCAGTTATCAGTGCTATCTTCATTCTCTACCTCTGAAAATTTCTCAACACCAGTAAGTTTACTCTCTTTTTTAGATTTAGTCAACTTATTTTCGTAGGATCGGACAACTTCAGAGGAATACTCATTAGATTTCAGCTGATTACCGCCCATCTCTTCCATTATGTCAGACATAAGATAACTGTTCTCAAAGTTCTTGTGCTTGATGTATGTCTGCTTCTTTTCCTTCTGAATACGACGGAGGAATGCATTCCATGCGATCTGAGTGAAATATGCGAATGGATTGTTAGTCTTATCAGGATCAAATTTGTCTACTGCAGCGATACAATCCATGATACCGTCAGAGATCATATCTGTCTTATAAGTGTATCCAGAAAAGTTTGGCTTCTTAGCAAGGTTATTACATATCAAAAGAATTGACTCTCCAATATACTTTGGAACGATAGGCTTCTCAGTATCATTCTCTTCAGCTTCATGGACTTCGTTCCTATAATGGATCATAGCTCCATACAAGGTCTTATTGTTAATATAATTAGTCTTTCTTTTGGGCTTCATAATATTTTCCTTGACTTGTTTTTCAATGATCGGTATAATCATCACTGTCGTTCACTAATCAATCACACTTTTAATTCTACTTTATAGATCTTGTATTTGAATTTCTCTTCATTATATATCTTAACTCTTTCCATGAAATGTGTCAAGGTAAAGTTTCTCTTTGACTTGTACGTAAGATCATCTGCTATGTCGTATAAGGTAGCAGTATCCTTAGTATCAGACTTACGTAACCCCCTACCAATTGACTGGAGATTCCTAACGCGAGACTTGCTTGGGCTAGCAAAAATAATACTATGAAGGTTCTTAATATTGACTCCGGTAGAAAAAGTACCAAAAGAAGCGACAATAATAGCATTAGGTTCATTTTCAACAATCCTTCTGATTTCTTCACGATCATCTCCATCCACACCACCATGGACAAAGAATACTTTTCTATCACCAGCTTCTGCGGAGATAGCATCATATAATACCTTACCATGTTTCTCTACGAATTGAAATAACAACAATGTATTTCCTTCGAGAGATAATGAAAGGTTCTTGATAAACTTGTTACGCTTTTCGTTACGAACAAGATAATCAATCTCAGATTGATAGTTACCCGAACGAGCAATCATCTTTCTAATTTCTTCAGGATAATTCAATACAATGGCTTTAATATTAAAGTCAGCCAAATGTTTCTTTTCGATTAGTTCTGCAGTTGATATTACTTTTCTTACTGGTCCGAAGAGCCCTTCAAGGACGAGCTTGTGGGTTTGAGTACCATCCAATGTTCCGGTAAATCCAAAACGGTAGCGGCATCCGGACATCTTATCAAGTATAGAAGTAAGAGATTTTGCTTTGAAGAGATGAGCTTCGTCTCCGATGATAACATCAAAGTTTGCAAAGAATTCTTTAGGTAGTTTGTATAGGCTTTGCCAAGTGCTGATTGTGATTGGTTTTGTTGATCCCTTATCCTGTCCAGCGAACACACGATGAACAAAACGATCGGAGTCAAAACCATAGTCAGCAAAATCAGAGGCAAGCTGACTAACAAGAGAAGTAGTTGGTACGATAATAAGAGTCCGTTTCGCATAATACCTCGTCAACAAATAAATGATAAAGGATTTACCAGAGGCTGTTGGTGAAAGCAGTAGAGCTCTTCTCTCGCGTACAGCATGAACAAATGCATCCAACTGATATTCTCTTGGTTGCATTGTTGGTTTCAGTTTCTTTACGAAGTCGTTTGCTTCTTTAATAGAAAACTCCTCGGTAGAGAAGTCAGATAGATAATCGATCTCGTATTTACGCTTTTGACAGAAATCTTCGACGTACGAAAGCAGTCCATAATAAAGTAGCCCAGTCATAGGATTATACAAATATATATTTCCGTCCCACATTTTGTTTCTGTAGGCTGGCATGAACTTCGCTCCTGGTACCTCGAACTTGAAATGTTCTCTTAGTTCGTAAGCAATACCAGGCTCACAAGTAGCTTTCAAATATACTTCATTATATCTTTCAACTGTTATTTTTTCTGTCATTATCCCATTGTGCTTTCAATATTTTCATTCTATCTGATCTATTTTTAGAATCGGCTAATGCGGCTAATCTTATTTTTTCTCTAACTTCTGGTCTTTTAGCTACATTTAGTTCGCCTTTAAGTCCACATTTGCTG